CAAATGTTATACTGTTCGTAGTCGTATTGCCATTATCAGTAACCTCTTGAAGCGTATCAGCAGAGCCAACTTGAGCATCAACGTAACTTTTACTTGCAGCATCAGTTGAAGCTACTGGAGTTGCTGGAATAGTTACTTGCCCACTAAATGTTGCAGTTGTCCCAGTTAAAGAGCCACTCAATGTAGTATTTCCAGATGTATCTATTGCTATATGTGCAGTACTTGTAGAGCCACTATTAATAATCTTTAAAATATCTGTACCGCCATCATAAGTAATAATACCTCTAACTGTATTATTTTCAGCAAAATGTATTATAGAATCTCCATTTAATCCAGAGTTTAATAATAAAACTGAATTTTTACCTGCAAAATCATTTTCTATTTCTAATTTAACGTCTTCATTTGCATTTCCAAATATGTGAAGCTTTTCTTGAGGACTAGAAGTTCCAATTCCTACGCCAGTAGATGTTAAACGCATTTTTTCTGAACTACCTACCTCAAAAATTTGATCTCCAGAACTATTTAATAAATGTGCAGAAGTTCCATCCCCATTTTGTAACATTAATCCACCACTTCCACCTCTTAAATAAACTACGTTATTTGAATTATTTAATCCTATTTTAGCTTGACCGACACTAAAATTTGTACTTGTAAATTCTATTCCATAAGATGTGCTATTTCCATTTGCTGTAACTTCTTCAAGCGTATCAGCAGAGCCAACTTGAGTATCAACGTATGCCTTTATGCTTTCACTTGTAGCTAAACTTGTAGCACTTGCAGTAGAAAAAGTATCATCATCAATATATGATTGAATACTTACACTACCTGAATCAATACTGTTTGCTGTAATATCAAAACCGCCAACTGTACCTCTGGTTTTATTTTGATACTGAGCCATTAAGTCAGGTTGTGATATTGTTACTATATCTCCTTTAGATATAATTTGGTATATAGTTTTTGAAGTAACAGATATTGTAGTATCTCCAGCACTTTGATCACTAGATACCTCAAATTCTACATTACCATATTCTATTGTATTAGTTTCATCTAAAGTTGTAGTAGCTTGCGGCTGGTAAGCACACATTAAAAGAATTATATCTCCTGTTTTTAGTATAGCATTAGGTATAGCCTGTACAGTTAAAGATGTTACTGTTAAAGTGCCTTCAGATGTTAAGCCCTGGCTTGCAGTAACTACTGTAATGGGCCTTGTAGCATTTTGCTTTAATTGTGCAATAGCTCTTGAATTATTTCTAGTAGGATTAGCTATTGTAAAGCCTACACCTCCATCACTATCAGGCAAAGTACCTGTACCTGTATTTGTACCTACACCTCCTGAATTACCTCCATTTGTCCCAGTAGTAGTAGTAGTAGTAGCTACATTAAAAGTTTCAAATTCATATAAAGTTAATCCCCAAGTATCTGCACCAGTATCAAAATTACCAGTATGCATAATCCAACTTGCAGGAAATGTAGCAGATGCAAAATGAGAAGGAGTAGCCCACTTTGTAAAAGGTGCAGGATACATAGCTCTACTACCTGAGTTATCTATTTGATATATTTCTTCAGCGTCTAAATTTATTTTTGTACTAAATTTTCTTACATTTTTAGCTTGTCTTTTAAATATTTCTTCGCATAAAGTTTCTGCTAAACTATTATTACCTGTTAAAGTATCTACACCCCAAGTACCTAAAAATCCTGAAGGCACCCAGCCTGTACCATTATATACCTGTATACGCCCAGCTCCAGATCCAGGCAAATCTCCCCATAATACATCAGTAACTTCTTCAAATTCAGTATCAGATCCACTTTGTACTATTTGTGTAGCAGTTGCTTCAGTACCTATAACTCCATTACTTACAGGGCTAAACATACTAGCTCCAGCTCCTTGTAATATAGTTGAATCTGTATATGTAATGAAATTACTATCAGGATCTGTAAAATATGATGTACCTGGATTTGGAATAGGATCGCATCTACCATGGCCCAAGGCAATATTTTGAGATCCACTAAACCATTCAGTAACAGTTACATATTTAAATTCCCAATCTCCAGCACTAAAAACTGTAGCAGGGCATTCTACATAACTATTTATAGAAGTTCCAAACCATGGAGCATTTAACACATCAGTAACAATATTATAAGAAGAAGCCCCAGGAGGTACTATTAAATGGCCTCTACCAAATACGCTAGTAGTTTGTGGTATTCCTGACATAGTAAACCAATTAGGCATCATATTTGAAGGACTCCAATTATTATAACCATATTGATACCAAGTACTAGTGCCAACTTTTTTAGCTTGTATATGCCATCTCATTTCATACCTTACATCCCCTCCACTATTATTCTGAAAATCTAAATATATTTGCTGGAAAAATGTTCTATCATTACTACCATCAAAATCAAAAGTACCTATAATTTCTTCAACTTTTAAACTACCTGCTCCAGTACTTACTGGATATGGCTGGGGTATTTTAGGAAATCCTTGAAAATAATTTATATTAGATATATTAAAAAAATCTACAGATACTCTTTTAAAAGCTGGTAAAATACCATATTGTGATCCAGCTATTTTTTTATTATTTGCAAGTAAATGTACAGGTATATTATATCTACCCCAATCTAGATCTAATGCATCACCTGTAGCAGGAGTAGCTGTAGATCCAGTTATTGTATATCTATGAAAATTAATATTTACAGGGCTAGCTAATGTTCCTGAATTGCTAGCTGTATAAGTATTTATACCTACAAAATAAAATGTATTTTTATAAGCAAAACACCTCATACCCCAAGTTTTACAAATAAATTGTAGGGCATCATAACAGTTTAAAGGCTTATATTTTATATCACCAGTATCACCTTCAGCAGTATAAAATTGATCTGCTAATGCTCTAGTCCAATTTAAAGGATCACCAGTTGTGTTAGGCATATTTGAATTAAACCAGTTTACAGATGTTTGAAATTCAGCATCAGTTTCACATCCTTTAGAAGTAGTAGCATAGCCTGTATATTGTAGTATCCTAGAAATCCATTGCCTAAAAGGATAAAAAGTATCAAAAGAATTACTGCTACTAGGTTTCCAAGTTTGTGCATAAGTATATAAATGATCAGCTCTTTGATTTTCACTATGTGGTATAAAATCATAATATTTTAAAGAGGCTAATCCATCTATAGCTCTTAATTTCATTGGAAATGGCATTGCTACATCTGGATCATCTGATAAATCCATTAGTAAATAACCTGCAAATATTGGAGATTCTCCAGCTTTTTTTACTCCTGTAGTACCTGTATTATATAAATAAACATATACATCTCTTTCTTGCCTATCAGTTCTTAATGTTTTTAAATATAAAGCAGCCTTTTGATCAGTAACCATAAAATCTATAGTCATTGTACTAGGCTTCAATGGAGAATACATTTTTGCATTTTCCGATCCCCAATCTATTTGGCAATTATCGCTACCTAATACTCCTTGCTCATTAGCCCAAGTACTAGCATTTGTGCCTTGATCGTGAAATTCTAGAATGTATCTAATATTAGCGCTACTTGTATATTTAAAAGTATATGTTTTTGTATATGCCATTTATATAAATCTATTTCTTGAATTACCTGCTAATTGATTTGATAAAAATATATCCTGGCCTTTTATTGCGCCATCTATATTTACATTTATATTTTGTACACCTAACATTGATTTAAGCTTTGACAAAGGAGCAATAACTTCAGGATCATTTTGTGCATTTGGATTATCTCCCACGATTGCGTTGACAGGCCCAAAAGCAAGCCCCCCTGTTGCGAGAGGAATTGGAGTAGATGCTATTGTAGCAATTTGTGCTGCACCTAAGCCACCAATTAAAGTTGCAAGAATAGGCCCAATAAAAGGGCCTGCTCCTAAAGCTTGTACTACTGCTGCTGCTGTACCCATTATAGCTGAAGCTATTTGCATTTTCTTCTCTCTCATTGCTGCTTTTTTCTGTAATTGCTTTCTTTTTGCATCCATATCATTATCTAAAGTTTCTTGCTTACCATCAAATTTTTCTTTTAATGCTATAAGCATTGCATCCTTTTTAGCTTGAGATATACCTGCGTTATTTATAATTGCTTCTTCTCTTAAAAATTCATTTTCTAAAGCTTTATTTTTTTTAGTTTCTTCATTTTCTAACAAAGCCATAGCTTTATCAGATTGAGCTTGAAATAGCCCACCTATACTATTAAGTACTTGAGAAGCAACTTGCTCTATAGATTGCCATACAGCAGCTACCTTATCTGCAAATTTTGAGTAACCAGTTTTAGCCCAATCTAAATACTTTTGTAAAATAGATTTTTTCTTTTCTATAGATTTTTGTAATGTTTTTGTACCATCTTCGCCACCTTCAGAATCATCACCTCCATCACCTCCTCCAGGTACTAATAATTCAGGCCCACCTAAAAATCCTTTTAATGTTTTTTTAAATTTTTCAAATTTATCTAATAAAAATCCTCCTACATTGTCTACTGTATTTTGTACATCTGATTCAGTAATTAATTCAATAGGCTTTTTACCTTCTATTGCATCTTGAGCTTTTGATCTAAACTTATCTAACCTTTTTGTATATTTATCTTCTATATTACTTATATCAGTAGTTAGAGTTTTTCCTAAGCCACTCATTAAATCTTTAAAGCCTTGCTGTATTTTATCTTTGTCTAAAGTAAATACACCTAAAATCATATCTCCTATACCTCCAAAGATTTCTCTAAAGAAGTTACCAAAGTTTTTTAACATTTGAGCAGCAGATTCAAAAAAGAATCCAACTATATTTCCAAGTATTACAAATACAGTTTGTATGCCTACAATAATTTTTCTAAATGCTATAGATTCGTTATATAACATTATAAAATAATTAATAAAATCTACAAATATTTTTTTACTAGATTCCCAATTATCATATATAACTTTAAATAAAGCTCCCATAGCTACTACTACTAATCCTATAGGAGATAATAAAGCTCCAAATAAAGTAAGTAAAGTACCTCCTATTGTCATTAGTGGGCCACTAAAAGCTAACAAAGCAGCAGCTCCTACTACTAATTTTTTTGTACCATCATCTAAATCTGTAAATTTTTTAGCCATTTTGACAATAACGCCAATTATTTCAGTAAATAATGGCATTAGCACAGCACCTAATTCCATTGAAGCTTGCTTTAGCTTTTCAAAAGATTGTGCCATTTTAAATCCTACAGTTTCAGATTGTACTTCAAATCCTTTTTCTACGTTACCCATAGAATTATTCATACCATCTAAAACTTTTGCATAGGTTTCAGCTTGTAATCCTGCTGTAGCAAAGGAACCCCTTACAGCTCTAGAGCTACCAAATACTCTTGTAAGCATTTCATCATTACCTTCTAACTCACTAAATAAATGATTTAGAGTACCCATTAATGAATCTTTTAGCATACTGTTAAGATCATCATAGCTCATACCTATTTGTGCAAGTATTGCTTTTTGTTCTTCTCCTGGAGTAGCTAGTTTCATCATTACCTGATTTATAGCAGTTAATGATCCAGCAGCATCACCTGAAATTTTACTCATTGTAGCAGTTGCAGCTCCTAGTTCTTCAAATGATATTCCTAATCCAGCAGCAGTAGGTATTACAGCTCCAATTTTTCCCATAAACTCTGAAGCCTCAAATTTACCTTGCTTTAAAGTTTCGTGTAATAGATCACCAGCTTCATTTGAAGTTTTACCAAAAGCCTCCATAATAGAAGTAGTAGCAGATGCAATATCTGTTATTTCTCCCATATTCATAGAAGCAGCTCTAGCAGATACCTCTAATACGCCTAAAGATTCTGCTCCTTTTATACCAGCAGATTGTATAAAAAATAAGGCATCAGCTAATTCTTTAGCAGGAGTAGCTGTTTGTACAGCCATTTCTTTAACAGAAGCAGATAATTTATTAACTTCATCTACACTAGTACCTACTAATGTATTTATCTTTGTCATTGATTGTTCAAAATCAATGGCCATTTTTGCACCTGCTACACCTACAGCAGCAAAAGGCATGGCAAAACTATTTTGAATAGTTCTACCTACTGCCTGCATTTGATTACCAAATCTAGTTATTCTTCTAGATGCTTTTTTTAAGCCTCTAAATAAAGGATGTGTAACTGCATTAATTACAACATTTAAGGAGGCTAAGGCTTTTTTAGGCATTTTTTTTCTTTTTTAATTCTTCTTGAATCATATCATCAAATTGTGATTCTTTAATAATTTTTTCTACATCAAATCTTTTTCTTTTCTTCTCAAGTTCCCAAGGAAATGTAGTAATTTTGCCAGGAGATATAGCTCTCTTTAAGTGTGGATTTATTATAACGCAAGCTATCCACCTTGCTCTTTCCCATTCAGCTTGCTCATTAAGTTCATACATTCTAGCACTACCTAACTGAGCATTTAAAAAGTTTTTAGGATTCATATTGTATATTTCATCAATACTCAATCCTAATTCTCCTAAGCCAATTTGCTCTATATGATCAAAAGTTAATTCAGTTTTTTCTTTTTCTGAGTTACTTTTTTTTTAGTAGGATTATCTACATTTTGGCCCATTTGTTCACCAAAAATTTCTAAAGCTCTAGACAATCCCTCCATATCAATATCTAGCATATCACCTAATTCATCAATAGTTAAATTAAAATCCTGGCCTGATTTTCTACAGCCTTCTTCTATACCTACTAATACAAGCTGTAAGGCTTGATCTAAAGTCATATCCTGGCCTAAGGTCATTAATTTATTTAATGATGTACCTGTTTTTCCGCAATATTTTCTTAGCCCATTAAAGCCAAAAAATATTGGAAATTTTTTATTAGCAATTTCTACAATTTCGTAATTCATTTTTTTTTGTTAAAGGTTAATATATAAAGTGATCCTCTAAGCTAGCCCTCTAACAAATAAAAAGCCAGCTTAGAATCACACTAGTTAATTATACAGTAGCTTGAGTTAAAGGCCCTGTACCTGAGAATGAAGCACTAAATGTACTTGAATCCTCATTTGGAGTATCCATACTTATACTTGTCATAAAAGCATTTCCAGTCCATTTGTAATCTCCTGATACTTCAGTTGAGAATTTTAATTCAAATTCAGTTCTAGTAGCAATGTAAGATGTATATAATTCATCTACAGTTAGATCAGAAATTGCACCTGAAGCAGTTGCAAAGATTACCATACCTTCTACAGATACTTCAAAATCTCTTTGCCCTTCTAATTGATCTCGCCACCCCCCACTATCTTTCGTTGAGGTATCTCTAAGATTGTGATTAATACTTAATGAAGCAGATGTAGCGTACCCTATTTTAGTACCACCAGCATATACTCCAAATTTAGTTCCATTTATAACGCCTGTTGTAGCCATAATTTTTTTCTTTTTTTAATTAATTAATTTTTTTACTATAGTTCAATTCTAATTCCCTAGCCCACTTTTGCTCTTACGCCATTCACCAGCTCCTGCTAAACTCATTGCAAAAGTAGAATTATCTTCATTAGGAGCATCAATAGATACATTTGTAATATATCCAAATCCAGTCCAATAAGGATTATTAACTGGATTGCCAGCAAATCCTACTTTTATTTTTACTTTTTTTTGCCTTATAATAAATTTAGATATTATTTCTAACAATGCAGCTTTTCCTGGTATTGCATTATAAAGCGTACCACTATCATTTCTAAAGGCAACCATATTTTCACAATCTACTGCCCATTCTCTATTACCTGGCATTGAAGTAGCCCAACCATTACCTTCTCTGCAAGTGCCATCTATTATCTTATGTTCTGTACTCCAGGATAAATTAGTAGATAAAATAGCGGTTTCACTATTTAAAAATAATACTAATTTCGTTCCATTAATTACTCCTGTTTGTACTGACATATTATAAATATAAAATAGCTACAGCATCTTGTGCTTCAGAGTTATATGGAGTAATTCCAAAAGTTACATTTCCTGATGAATCATTATATGCTTCTACTGGAAATGGCCCTATTAGGCAAGTTTCGCCATTAGCTACTGATTTAGTAGTAGGTGAAGTTTTTGTTAAATTACCATATAAAGGTGAATCTACAGATGTAGTTTGTACTGTAATATTAATATTTTTAGATACTCCACTAGTATTTCTAAAATAAATAAATTGAGATCCAGTATTGCTAAAAGTATTACTAGCTTCAATACTTGTAGTAGATACTATAATCCCAGCTTCTAATATTTGTGTGCTACTTATTGCTGCCATCTTTTTTTACCTTTTTATCTTTTTTTTCTTTAACTTCTGTAATTTCTTTTTTTTCTGTTTTACTAGATAAGCTGCATATACCTTCTTTTTCAAGTTCGTATGCTTTTTCCCAAGTTACATTTATTTTAGTGCCTACAGGAAAAGTTTTGTGGCCTCTAGTATATTCTTTTATTGTTATTATTTGTGGCATAATTTTATTATTTAATTACTTATATCTAATCTATTTATTCTTAATGTGAAATCTAAATGCTTTATAAAAATTCCACTATCTCCAAAATCATCATCATAATCATCTACACAACTATCATATACACAACTATCTAATGATATATCATTTGTATAAGGTGAACTAACTGCACCCCATTCCCTATCCAAGGCCTGCCTAACTGCTACTGCCGCATTTTCTACAGTTAAATAATTATCAGCAAAAATAGATATTTGTACTGTAGTAATATCTAGCAAGCTTCTTTGAGTAATTCTAGGATCAGCAGTTATACTTGAACTATCTCCTTTTGTATTAGTTGGAACAGAACTAACTTCTCTATACACAATGTATCCTGAAGTTGTAGGCTGTTCAGCTCTAACTGCAAAAATTTTAGATGCAGGTATTATGCTAGTTAAGTTTGCATAATTAGCTAATAAAGGATATATGATTGCTCCTGATCTCATTATGTGTATAATCTTTTTTGCCCTTTTAATTCTCTTTCTATTACTTTATTTACTATAGTTGTAGCCCCTTTCAATAAAATATTCATAGCTTCGCCTTGCTTCAATTCCCAAGCTGGGCGCATAAAAGGATGTGGGCTAGAATGTACTGTACCATACTCTACCATAGCTCCATAAAAACCTCCTCCCCTTTGCTTATTTTTTTTAGCTCTACCTCCAGTTGCTTTAGGGCCTACATACAATGCTGGCAATTTTCTAGATCTTCGTGTAGTAAAAGCTTTTATACTTCTTCTCAAATCTCCTTCATCATCATCTATTTTTGCTCTAGCAGCTTGTATTATAGGCTTTGCAGCTAGCCTAAATACAGCTAAAAAAAACTTATCTTTTTTTACCTCATAAGGTATAGTATTCATAGCTCTTTTAAGCTCTCTTAATCCTACTATTTTACGAGCATTTAATTCCATTATTCGTTACTATCTTTTAAAATTCCTTCTAATTTTGTCATTTTGTGCCTGCCGTCTATATGAGCTATTTTATTTATATAATAATACTGGCTAGAACTATCTGATAATGTATGCCTTATTCTCCAGTTAGGCTTTATAGTATCTTTATAAGTTTCATATCTTATATAAAAATCTACTACAGTTTTACCTACTTGCTGATCTCCTTCTTCTCTTTCGCCTCCTGTTCGCCATATTAAATAAGCCCATACTTTTTCTACACCAGCTAAAGGGCCACTCCAGCTACTATTCTGCACACCTCCATATACGCTGTTTTGTGTAAATGTAGGCTTTTCTATTACTATAGGAGTATCTAAATTGCCTACTGAGATCATAATGTTTGTATTTTATAAGGATTTATTAAATACTGAGCTGTACGAGGTATCTCAGATACAGTTTTACCTACAATTACAGATTGCCTATTTTCGTACATATCTGATACAGTAATTTTTATAGCTTGTATTATTGGATCAGGAATATCAGCAGCAGCACTATAGCCTACTATATAATCAGCTCTCCAAGCCTGAAAAACATCATCTGTATCAGGTATTGTTACATTATCATTTGCATAAATTCTAGGTGGCTTTATATGTTGTACTAGTTCACAACTAGATCCAAATGATACCCAAGATCCACTAGATTTGTATTTTACATCAAATACTCCATTTACTATAGGGCTTTTAAATAAAATATTTAGATCATTAAAGGTATTACCAAATTGCCTTAATGTAGTTTCTAATAAAAATATATTAGCAAATTCTTCTAATCTTTGTACAGCAGCCTTTTCTAAAGCAGCTATGTAAGCATCATCATCTGTATAAGTGATTCGTAAATGAGTTTTTAAATCAGATGTACTTACTATTTGAGTATCGTGGTATGCTACTACTTCTAAATATTTCATTTTATTCTTTTATATTTTAAAAAAAGGAGGGAAAAAGGAGCATAGCTCCAATTTCCAACCTATTTCAACAATTATTATGCTTCTACCATAGTTGAGAAAGCACTTGTAACTTGAGTAGCATTACCATCTACTAAAGTTGTTACAATTAAAGAGCCTTGCCCTTGTCTAGCTAGAGTGTATCCATCAAATAAGATGTCAATTCCTCCAAATTGCGCTAGATGCATTCTTGTAAAATCTCCGAACATTGCTCTTGCAGTAGATCCTCCATTACCTACACTTGAACTAACAAATCCATAGTAGTTATTTAATCTCTTGTCTGCTGGATTCCATAATGGATTTACGCCAGCAGTTTGTAATAAAGATCTTGCATCTCCATAAGCAGCAGCGTTCATAACATAAGCCATTCTAGATCCTTCTAAAGGAATATTAGCTCCTATTACATCAGTTTCTAACTTAATAAAATCAGCAGCAGCTACGTTACCTGAAGTAGGAGTAGATCCTGCATTAGCAGCAGCAAAAATAGAAGCTGGGCCAGCAGCAGCATTAGCAGCAGCTAATAAATTTGATTCCCAAGTAGCAGCTATTGATTGTGCCATATTTCTTCTTATAGCAGCTTCTAATCCTGGATTTTGAGTCATTGCCTCTACTGACATATCTACTACAGAGATTAACTTATTAGGAGTTAAGCTCATTGAAGTAGTAGTACCTGAAGCACCTACATCAGTTCCTGGATCTTCAGCTACAAAAGTAGAAGAAATTCCTGAAATTACTGGGAATTTTGCATCCGCTATACCTGTATATAAATTTGCTCCAGCAGAAGTTAGTACTAAATTAGCATCTAACTGATCAGTAAAAGCTTGTACTTCAATACCTGAAGATGGGCTAGTTAGTACAGATCTAGTTAATACAGATGTTGGAATACCTACACCTCTATAATTTTGTCCTGTATATTTTGCCTCATTTCTAGCTTCTTGATCCATTTCTTTAACTAATCCAGTTAATTGGCCATTTTTAGCCTGAGCAATAGCATCTTGAAAAGAGTAAGCACTTACTTCTTTTTCTACATTAGTTGATACAGGAGTACCTACAGATGCAGCAGCATTTCTCAATTCTTTTTCCATTTTTTCAGCTCTTTCTATTTGTACATCTAACTTCTCTATAGCTTCTAGAGTGTTATCTACTTCAATAGATTCAGCTTCGTTTAAGTTTCTAGATTCTCCTTCAGCTAAAGTTTTTATAGCTTCTAAAGTATCAACTAAACTAGAACGATTTTCTTTAAGTTCTAATGATTTCTTCATTTTTTTATTTTTAATAAATTAATTTTTAAATTTAATGTATTCAATTCAAAGTTATCTTCTTTTGTTATTAGTTCATTTTCTTTGTGTTTTTTTAAAGATCTTTTAGCTAAAGCTAAATTAGATGCTTCTGGATATGCAGGCACAGATACTGGGGATACGTCCCAAAGCTGAGCAATCTTATGTATTTTTCTTAGATCAGTACCATCCTCCATTCTTTCCCAGGTATCGCCATCACTAGGCAAAGTAAAAGCAAAGCTAGATTGTGTTATATTGCCATTTCTTAAATTTTCTTTAAGATCACGCCCAGCAGTTGTTTTAGGAATATCTAACTCATAACGTAAGCCTTTTTCATCTACTGATAATCTTAATGTGCCTGCACTTACCCTGCCGAGCAAATAATCAGGATTGTGATTAAAATATGCTCTAGTATCATTTTCTAGTACATCATCAAAAGCTCCTGGCATTATCATTTCTTTGAAATTACCTAGATCAGAAGATAAGCTATTAAATACAGCAGCGTGGCCTACTACAACATCTTTTCCATTACTACTATCTATTCTAGTTTCTACATCAAAAAATCTTTTTTCGTGTTCTATATTGTTTGATCTAGAATATGCTGTAGGTTGATCTTCTTCTAATTCTTCTTCTTCTTCTTCATCTATTTCTTCTTCTACTTCGTGGCCTGGAGTATGATCTCTATATTTACCACAATCACATTCACTTCTTACATTATCATCCACAATTTCTTCTTCATTTTCTGTATCAATTTGTACACCCTCCCAATCCTCACTCTTACCATAAACAATGGTAACATTTTCTTCGTCCTCAATAACTCTTTTAATGTGTCTTTCATTTATTTTTTTCATAGTTTTTACTTCTATTATTTTAATATTTTCTTCTTCATCTATTTCTTCAAATCTTTCAAAATAATTATTTACATAGCTTTTCCATTCTTCAGGCCTTTCATTATTAGCCACTTCTAAGCATTCTTCTTTGCTTCTTTTTATATAAATAATTTCTGCATTTAATTCTTCTGCTAATTGATTTCTTACTTCTTTATATGGGCTAGAATTTATAATCCATACTCTTAATTCTTTTTCATTTTTTACTAGATCATAAAATTTAGATCTCATTGCAAATACATATTTTCTAACAGCTTCTATATGTATATGGCTTTTTTCACCAGTTAAAGCTGTATGTATTTTATCAAAATCCCATACAATATCTCCTTCTCTTTTATTGTTTTGTATGTATGTATTTTTACCTGAACAGGGTGATCCTGTTACTACAAATACATTTCTGTAGTAGTTTTCATTGTCAGCTTCAGCTTCAGCTACTGAATCATATTTACATTCTCCAGTTTCGCCCCACTTATACTTACCATTTTCACATCTAATTGCTGGCATTTTCTTCTTTTTCTATTTGATTACGTTTTTTTGTACTCCAAGCTACACTAGGCTGCCCTCCCCAAAGTTTCCAGGCTATCGCTCCTGCACTTGGATAGCCTTCTTCTCCAGGATTAAAGCCTTCTGCTTTTTTGTCTACTTCGTGCCTTTTTAAATATGAATACATTTTTTTTACTCTTTCTACAGTCATTTCATCATTTATAATCATATTAGCAGTTTTTACTCCTACAGCAGTACCTCCTCTACCAAATTCTTTTCTCATTTCCAATCCAATTCTAGCCTGCTCTTGCATTCCTTTTGTAACTTTTAAACTTATATCAGATACAGCTCTACTATTTAAGTTTTTTTTTTCTACTCCTTTAAGAGTACCTCCATCAATTATATCATTTAGTGTAGCCATATTAAGCTGCATAAAGTGATTTTCGCCACCTTGTATAGTAGGTAAATCTTCTAATTGTCTAATTTCATCAATACTCATTGCTCCTATATTTAGCATTGTTCTATAATATTCTGATCTATCTTTAGGAGTACCTCTTAGTAAAGCATTGACATTAAATTTAGTATGAATTTTACCTTCTTCATTTTTTCTAAAAAGCTTACAATTCATCTCAGATTCCATCATAACTAAATAAGGAGTAAGGCTGTACTTGACAAAATTAAGACCCTCCTCTGCTATGTTGTTAAAACTAGATTTTGTAAGATCTCTTAAAAGATGATTTGGGAGGTTGTACAGCCTGCTAATTTCAGCTATACTAAACTCCCTGCTCTGTAGCATTTGGCTAGCCTCATTTGACAAACTGATTTGATTAAACTTTAAGCCTTCTTCAAGTACCATTGTTTTATTAGAATCCTGTATGTTAGAATAATTTTCATTAAATGATACTCTAAGCCTGTTTATAGCTTCATCTGATAATTGCCTATCTGTTGATAATACTCCTGATACTTTTGCTCCATTAGCAAAAAAGCTACTAGAATATGTTTGCAATGCTAATCCATACCCTATTGCATTTGCTCCTACATCAATAGGGCTTATTCCTACTAAGCCATCCTGACTCATAATTTTAAAGTGTAATATATCATAATGATCTACAATACCTCCATCTTGTAATTCATAATATATAACACCTTCATTTTCAACTAGTTTAACCTTACCTACTTCTAATGGTAATAATTCTATAGGCCTACCATTTGTATTTCTATTTATAAATACAAAACTGTTACCTCTAGTTAATAAATCCATCATACATTTTTGTATAAAAGTGTATGTAGTCATTATATCATTAGGCTTTCTATGTATTAAATTAAATAATTGGTGATTAGTAGATTTTATTTTATTTCCTGATTTATCAGTTTCTAAAATGTTTAAAGGTAATTGTGCTACTGATTCAGATAAAATTCTTATAGCAGCCCATACAGCAGTAAAATTCATTGCTGTTTTATCAGATACTACCATACCTCCTGTACCCTGGCCTCTATGTGAAGTCATTGCAGCTAGAAAATCATTGTATCTGTATATTTTATTTCCTTTGAATATTCCTTTGATAGTATCTAGTAATCCCATTTAAAATTGCCTAAAGTTATAACAGGCAAGTATAGTAAATGTAATTATTCCTACTATGTAACTTTGTTTCTATTTTTTCTATTTTTAGTAACTCTAAATGAATCATAGCTTGCATATCTTCTTTTACCAAAATTATTTTCATATTCCTGCTCAGTTAATTCATAAGCATCTTCATAAGTTTTTGCAATTTTGCAATTTTGATGAAATTTTTTCTCAAAACCAGAAGGGCTAAGTAAAGCTAGTATTTCTATTTTTATTTTCATATTTTTTAATAAACTAGGAGGGGCAAACATTTAATATCTATTATTATTGGCAATACGCCACCCCTCCTAGTATTTTATAGTGTTAATATTCCTCTTTCATTATATATTGATTCTCCTTCATGTTCATCAGTCATCATTTCACCTATAGCCATTACTAAAGCTACCATCCCATCTACCTTCTCAGAGCTTCGTTGTTTGTTTATTTTTATGTTACCAGCAGGATCAGTTTGAAGGCTTACATTTTCACATTGCCATCTGAGTACTGGATTTCTTAAATGATTTATTTCTCTTTTTAAAACTTTTTTCTCCAGTTCTTTGGATGGAGCCGACATACTACGATAGCCCTGTCCAAATTGGCTCATTGGTATTCCATCATCTTGACTTAATTGCATAATAAGCATACTACTATTCCAGCGATCAAAAGCAATGCTCTGTAAATCATAATCAGCAATAATATCATTTATATCTTTTCTTATATATGCATAATCCTGCACATCTCCTGGAGTAGCTTTTATATATCCATCATAAATCCATTCATCATAAGGTATTTTATATTTACGCCCTCTTAAATTTGCTGATTCTTCAGGACACCAAAAAAATACTAGTACTACATCCTTTTGATCCTCCATAGGAAAATACAAAGCTAGGCTACTAAGATCCTGTGTACTCGCTAGATCAAGCCCCCCCCAGCAGCGTTTTCCCTTTAATAATTCTACATCTATATCTTCATAATTTTCCATCCATACACTATCAGAAATCCACTTAGTAACAGATGTAGTGGGAATGTTTAAATGTAAACGCTTGAATGTGTTTTCATAAGCAGGCAATTCAGAAGCTTTTTTTGATTCAGCTTTTAAGTATTCTTCAAATACAGATACACCCATATTTGGATTAGCTTTGGCCCAAGTTTTAGGGCATTGAATATCATCAGTTTCAAGAGCAGCATATATAACTGATAAGTGGGCTTCATCATTAATTAATCCTGCTTTTACTTTTTGGCTGTATTCGTGCTGCTGCCACCAAATATTTCCATCTGTTTTAGATGATCCTGCTGTAGTCATTGTAAAAAATAGTGGCTGCGTTCTAGCTCCTGTACCAGTCAGCATAGTTTCATAAAGCTCAGGAGATTTTTGAGTGTGCAATTCATCAAATAGTACTGCATTTGGATTGTGACCATGCTGTAATTTTGCATCACTAGATAGTACTTTATATGTATTACCTTTAGCAGGAAATGTTATACTATTTCTAAATACCTTTGCTTTACTGCTTAATAAAGGATCCATTTGTACCATTCGTTTTGCCAAATCAAAAATAATACTTGCCTGGTTTTTATCTCCTGCACAACTGAACACCTCTGAGCCTAATTCACTATCTGCAAATAACATATATAGAGCTACCATTGCACCAATCGTGGATTTACCATTCTTCCGAGCAATGCAACAATATACCGATCTATATCTTCTATAGCCTGTTGCTTTATGCTTCCAGCCAAATATTGGCTTGATCAAATCATTTTTTTGCCAATCTTCAAGCTTTATTAATTGGCCTGCCAGCTCGCCTTTACAATGCCTTAAATGAGATTCCATAAAAGCTACAGCTCTATCTGCTGCATTTTCATCATAGTAATATTTTTTACTCAAAGAAGTTGTACTCATTATTGTTTTGTATTAGTGTAGGCTGGTTAATTGAAGTTCTAGCTGAAGGAGTAAAGCCAAAACTAGATGCAATTTTTAAAGCTCTATCTAAAGCATCATTAGCTATTTTTTGATATGGAGAAGATTGTGCATACTTTACAGATCCATCTGGATTTAAAAACTCCTGGATCCTACCATTTTTTCTTAAATATATTTCAGTTTCAATATGTAATGAAATAGCATTTGCATAAGCCTCTAAAATTTTTAAATCAATTTTATGAAGCATCTTTTTATTAAAAAGTTCTAAGCAAACTTTATTCCATTCTTCTTTACCAATATCAGAAAGCCAGGTAGGAGCTGGAGGTATTTTAGTTACTAATGATACAGTCATTTCATTATCTAAAACTCTTTCAGCTTTCAAAGTACCCTGCAATTCCTTTATTTTTGTAGGCAGTTTTTTTCTCCCTCTACCCATTAAGTTTTATGATTCTTCTTTTTTAAATGTACCATCTTCTATATTAATTGATACAATACCATATTTTTCTTCTAACTCTATTTTAAATTCATTAAAATCACTTTGTAGTTTTTCTACTTGTACCATTATAGCAGTTTTTTGTATTTCCAAATTACCTACTTGTAATGCTACTTCATTCATTTTTGAAATGTGTTCTTGTAAAGTTTCTAATTCTTCTTTTGTTAGTTTATTTTCTTTGCTCATTTTTATTTGTTTTTATTATTTTTTTAATGTAGGCTCAGTTCTAATTAAATAAGGTACGCCAAATTCCTTACTTTTTTCTTGCATATATTCACCGCAATCACACTTAGCTTCTCTAGTTCTAATTTTGCCTTCGTGTATTTCCAGCGTTGCTTTTTTTAATTGTCTTTTATTGCCGCAATTATTGCATACAAAATTTAACATTTTCCCTGTTGATTATATGGTTTGACATATTGTTTACCTCCCTTTGTCCTGGATTTATTTTTTGAATGAATCCCCTTTCTTTTTTTTTGTTTTATTTTTCTAAATATAAATAAATTTTTTTTAGCCATAATTTTAGTTAAATTCGTTAGGTAGCATAAGCCTTATATTAAATTCAGTTAAAGCCCAAATTCTAATTTGTTCAGCATATATTTCAAAAGCTTTAGTATCTAGATCAGTTGTAGATTTAACTTTTTTTATACCTACTTTTTTATTATTTACCTCAAGCATTTCCCATTCCTGCAAAAATTTAGATCTTAAAATATCGTGCATTTCTGATGGAAAATAGCCTAATGAATTACCTAGCTCTTGTACAATACATTTCCAGTAATATCTATTTTGATTATTTGATCTAATATTTCTACGTTTTTTTATTTCAACAAAATAATTATTTTCTAAATTTTTTAAATAATTAAAAAGCATTTTTTTATCTGAGTTATCTAAAATTAAAAATTTCATAGTTATTTATTACATATTGATATAGATACATAGCTATAGCTATACCCCCTAATGTTAATTATGGGGATATCTACTATGTAA